GTCGGTTGTGTCTCCGAACCGCCGCAGCTTGCCCAGGTAGACGTCGTCAGGCTGCCCCGCCCCGGCCAGCAGGTTGGGCTTCAGAAATTCCACCGCCATGGCGCAGGTGGAGGAAAAGCACATCCGATCCCCCTGAGCGGTGGCGCTGTCCCGCTGACTCAGGTACGGCACCGGGAGCAGGATCCGCCCTGCTGGCTCTGGCGGGGGTGGCGCCTGCGCTCGCCATTGAGCGGTGAAAGCCCGCGACTGCTGCTCCGTCAGGTTGTTGTCGAGCCACACGAACGCGGCGAGCTGCTCAGGTGTGAAGTGACCCTGCCGAGCAACATGCTGCACCGCATCCACCAATGAAGCCCGATCGTTCGCCATAAATCAATAAAAAGTCGTGATCTGAATTGTAACGTCATACAACCCATCCCGATATTCCCGCGACGGAGCAGCGAGGTAGCGATACAGCTGAGGGTAGGGGGCAAGATCGTACAGGCTGTCATGCGACTGCCACTGCGCCGTGTCGATCGGGAACGGATCGTGTTGCCGCTGGCCCAGGAAATGCGCTGTGATCGAGTCCGCCACCGCCAGGGTGCATGCCGGGAACACGATCGTGATCTGCGCGTTGCTGGCGCTTGGCCCATGAAGCCAGACCACCCTCACGCCCCCGAGCTGCTGCAGCTCTGACGCGGGGCGAACCGGGAGCGAGTAGAACCGCTCCTGAGCCTGGATTGGGGGAAACGCCGCCATCTTCAGCCCCCGCGCCTGATGGTCTGAATCACCTGCGCCGGAACCACCAGCGGCACGTCTGAGGTGATCTGCCGCCCCATATCGAGCAGGGCGATCAGCTCATCCGCACTGGCCGCGCCGCCCCTCCACCGCACCCAGGCCACCCACTGGCAGGAGATTGGCCCGGTGCCGATCGTCGCGCCGCCAAGGGTGAGCATGTGGTTCCCAGTGGTGCCGTCTACCACGTGGCTCAGGGTGGCGCTCACCCCGCCCGTGGAGTATCCCCCCGTGGCGGCGATCTCGAAGGCCGTCAGATCCGACCGCCGGGAGTGGGCGGGGCTGTGCGCGTATTGGTTTGTGAGCAGGATTACCCGGTAGCTGCCCGAGACTGCAAGGGCGCCGGTCCAGAGGTCGAACTGCAGTGAGTTGGGGATGCGGATGGTCATGGGTGCACTCTTGCTCCCTGCCAGCGGTCGCCGGTCGGCGGATAGATCAACACCGGTGGGCAGAGTGTGCCGTTCAGCAGCGCCGTTATCGGATCTTCAAACCCGACGATCACGCTAGGCCCCTTGGTCAGCACAGCCGCCGCCATGGCCAGCGAAACCCGGCCGCCCTGCAGGGGAGGGGCGTAGCTGGGTGGTGTTTCCGTGCCAGCGCCGAACCCGATCGCCGCCCCCCTGGCCACCAGCGTTGAGGCTGATTGTGTGATGGAGACAGGCATTAAGTCGTCCTCGCGTAGAACATGACACTAGGAGAATCGTTCAAGGTTGGCCCGTTTGAAACGTTGATAATCTGACCGATTTCGACATCTGTCACAATAGTAACAGTGCCAAGGTTTACTAGAGTAATGTTGTCATAAGTCCCGTAAATTGAGAAGTCAGCTGGCAGGGTTGCAGCGCTGTATGGACTGATTAGATGCCCGGTAAAAGTTGGCCGATAGTTTGTCGTGTAAGCACCATTATTTAATGTGTGGCCTACTGGCATGGTCAGGGTTAGCCCTATCGGGAAATTGTAATTTGCTCCGTTATTGTTTGCGTTACCGGGCCATCCATAGGTGCATCCCCCGAATCGTTGCGCCGCGTTGTTTCCAACCTCCCACGGAGATGAACCGGTCGAGGATGCACCATACTGACTTGCGGTTTCAATGCCTCTCATTCCATTGCCGAGGAAGTGACGCTGAAGCGTCATTGGGAATAGTTGAAAATTTACGATTCCATAATTCGCGGCGGACCTTGTTCTTCCCGTCATCATAGACGAGTAACAGACCTTTGATAGATCAACAATATCAGCGACGGGAGCAGCTCTATCGATGAAGAAATTATACTCTACACTACCGTTCTTGATAAAGAAAACACTAAAGTTTGTGCGCTCCTGTGACGTGAATCGTGTGATGGTTAGCGATTGGTTTGCATTGTGCGCCGCGAGTCGTAGGTGATTTGCGGTGGTGTTGGTGAGGTTGCTGAGGTAATCCAGCCGTACCGTTCCGACTGGCACGTGCGTTGTTGCATTCCAGCCAGTACAGATATGCACAAACGGATCAGCACCGCTAAACACAAACCAATAGTAAGTCTTTCCGTAGGTCTTCGTATTGTCATATACAACCTCTAACACAAGATGACTTAGTGCGCCATCTGTAAAGCTATCGTAAATCGTAAAGCCAGCATCAACAAAACCTTCCTCTAATTTCGCTTCAAATTGAGCCGCAGTATAATTAGGATTCCCGCCATTCACGCTGTACGTTTCAACTGTTACCGCCATCAGCTCGCACTCAACATAAGGTAGTTCAATGTTATCACCACTTCGCCAGTAGCGCCGTCATTCACGAACCGCCATGGGTAGCTGTTCGTCTGCGGTGTCTCCGCGTTGCGTGCGGGCAGGGCTGGGTTCATCCAAAGGGTTCCAGCCGAGGTAAAGACCGGATCCCGAATCATCAGGTTCTGACCCGCTGGCTCGGCGGCCCGCAGCCGCCCCACGTCCGCCGCCGCGCCGGCCGCGTGAGAGTAGAGCGTGAACCACCCCGCCCGGTTGGTGGTGATGCGATCGAGCACGAACCACCGGGGCAGGGTCACGGTCCCGGCCCCGGTCGCCCCCGCCGCGATGGTGGCAACGATCGTGACCGAGCTGGCGTCATTCACCGCCACTGCTGAAGGATTCTGCGCCGCGCCGCTGACGTTCGCATCCCGATCGGTCTGGCGGACCCGGATGGCCCCCGCCGAGTAGCTGCCGGCCGGGAGCTGGAATCCCGAGCCCGTGCCCGCCGCCCAGGTGCTGCCGCCGTTGGTGGAGTACTCCCAGGTGGTCCCTACCTCCAGGCCGGTCACCTCCACAAACCCGTTCGAGGTGACGCCACTGGCCAGGTCCTGAACCGTGGCGGTAGGCGCCGCTGGGGCTGTGGTACGGACGTTTGCGATGGCGGTTTCCACTGCCACCATTTCCAACGTGCCCAGCTCCGACGGGAGCCGGATGTCTGACCAGAGGTTCCCAACGAAAGTGCAGGAGACAATGAAAAGATCTGTATACGCATCCTTCACCTGTACAGGCTCTGATGCGTACTTCCAGCGGTAACCGGTTGGTGTGTAGCTGGCTGGGATTGTGGAGGGAAGGGGGAAGCTTAGGAACGTGCCATGCTCCCTGTGATGCTCCCAAACAACAAGGAATTGCGCCTGCGTGAGGATGAACTCAAGCGGCAGAATGATATCTGTTTCAAGCTCAGAATGCCGAACAATCGCCGTGCGCCCGCTGGCGGTTTGCTGCACCGACGCCGGGAACGTGCCGTGCTGCAGCGGCAGGGAGGTTGGCCGGTAGGAGGGAAAGGTCGTCATGCCGTCGGGATTGGCGTCTGGATCGGCCCTTCTGATCCGTCTGCCAGCCTGCAATACCAGCTCAGAACTTCAAGTCCGAACTCCCCTTCCGGGCCGAATGGCGGAGCGCCGCAGGAGCTGACTATCTGTGAAACATCGTACCCGTATTTAGTAGCATAGGTAATCTTTATGGTTTCAAATTCTAAGCTTATCCCAGGAGACCAGTAATCACTAAAAGTAAATCCTAGTGAAACCCATTCAATCCGTTTAGTAGATTCGATAACCGTGTTCCAGTATCCCCATCCACTGGTGCTGATCGCCAAGCCCGTGAGTCGCGTATAGATCCGTGCCGGGCCATGCTCGCAATCTTGCGGGCCAGGAGGATAGTCAATCGGCTCCATCTTGCCGGGGAGGTACCCATCCCACGGCTGACCCCCGCCCTTGGATTCGCCTGGCTTCTTCGGCCCGTTGCCAGCCTCAGCAATCCCTCCACCGCCCGGCCCGCCAGGAGTCGGCCCCTCGGGCGGAGCCTCCACCGGCGGCGCCCCTACGTCGGTCTGATTGACACCCCCGCCACCGCCGGAAGGCTTCCCGATCGCAATGATGATCCCCCCGCCGCCAGAGGTGAACGGCACACCCGAGGTCGTGGATGGCGGCACGGTGGTATCCGAAGCCAGCCCCGGTTCGTCGCCCGCCGCCAACGGGGGATAGGGCAGGATGGCTCCCGGAGCGTTGTCGCGGGCTGCAATCACAGCCAGGGCCACCAGGCTGCGCCCCTCTGCATCCACCGGGCAGGCCGAGAGCTGGAGCGATTGGGATCCGTCAGGCGCAAGATCGACCCTGTCGATCCACCACAGCGAATTGATCTGTCCAACAGTCTCCCGCTCCGTCACCACCTGGAGGTAGATCTGTGCAATCTGGCCCTGCCTCAGGTAGCCGGACTGGCTGCCCGGCAGCAGCCGAACCGACGCGGTGGCCCCCGCGATGGTCCGCAGGGCATGGCGGTATCCCCCGGCAAGCGCTGCGTGCTGTTCGGATGTGGCGAACCCGCGCAGGTCGAACTCCTCCACCTGAGGCACCAGGCCCGAAGTGAACCGACCCACCTGCAGGTCCCGATCCAGCGGCGGTTCGGTGTCGCTGGTCTGCTGCCGCCAGAGGACGGAGATCTGCATGGGCCCCCGCGTCGCGGCGCTTGCCGGCCGCTCCTCCCAACTGTTTGGCGCAATGGCCTCCTCTGTCAGGGTCCAGTCGGGAACGATCGCCGTCGTTTTAATCGTGCCATCAGCATTCACGGGCACGGCTGGAATCAATGCATATTTGCCACTGATCGTTGTTGTTTCTCTGAGCAGGAAAGCCGGCAGGATGTTTACAAGGAAGTCGGGCAGACTTGCGGCGCTTGTAAATTGAGCATTACAGAAAAGTTGGTTTGCTTCAATGAAGGTCGCTGTATCTTCCATCACGTCCAAATCAATCTCAGATTCTTTTTTCCTGCCCGACTTCACCAGCGCCCAAATAATCAGGTCACAAATGTTATCACTAGGCCCAACCACATCATCTATCAGCCGCCCCCGGTCAATCTGCATCCCGTTGCGGATGAATAGGTTACAGGCAAGTTTCCAGTTGTCAGAGCCAATAGGCCACGTTCCTGAATACTCAAGTGTCGAGACTCCTTTATAGTCTCCCCCAATGCCGCAATTTCGCGGGAAGTCGGGCAGCGTAGTGCCTGCAGTGGGTTTGGTTCGGTTGCCTGGCGCCCATGTGCCGGCCCGCTTATCATAATTCTGACTATAGGAGCCGCGCCGATATAACCCTATGCGGAAGTCTTTTGTCTGGATCGAGCCAATCTGCCCCTCTCCCAATACGCAGAGGTAACGGGCTGTGATGTCGGTTGCCGTGTTGGAGAACTGCGCCTCAGTGGCGGGGGGCTGCACCATCACCCCACCCGTTCCCCCGGTGCGACGCCTGGCGAACACCACAGGCACAGGGTCGCCGATCGCCATGCCCTTGACGGGCTGGCTCAGGTTGCGCTCGCGTTCGGATGTTTCGTCCTGGCCCGTGCGGCTAGCTGCCTCCATGGAAGCTTTGGCGGCGACCTGAGCTTCTTGGTAGCGGATGTAGAATTCAAGTCCATAAGTCTCGCGAATAAACTTATCGATTTCAAAATTGCCCGCCATGTACTGTGCGAGCCATTCCGGATCCTCGGCGGGCTGATAGAAGGCGCTGCTTGGCATCTCAGCGCCCCCCCAGCTGGCACGGCACCCCGATCAGCGCCGCGTCTGCCCGACGCGGGGGGAAGGTGCCGCCAGACTCGCCGCCAAGGGTGATCGCGATCGCCGTCATCGTGAGGCTTGTGATCGATATCACACCGGTGAGCGACTGTTGTAGGAGCATTTCCTGAGCTGCCGGCGGCGCTGATATGCCGACGGCATCGGAGTGGTGGTAGACCCGCAGTCTCCCGGTCCACCCGTCTGCGTGCGCCTGCCGCAGGTTCGTGGCCAGGGTGGCCATGTGCGCGAACTCCAGCGCCGCCGGGGAGGAGTCGATGATCGCGCCTGAGCTGATGCCCGCCCACGTGAACTCCCGATATTGCCAAGCCTGGGATTCCCAGGTGACCGTCTGGTGCCGCCAGCGCGATTGCCACCGATGGGCCACGATGCCGCCAGGGGTGGAGACGTCGAGGAAGGCTGCAGAGTAGCGGGCCGCCATATCAGGCCCTCCGCGCGGATCGAGCCGCAGCGCCGGAGTTGGCCCGGGCCACGGCTTGGAGGGTCAGTCGGCTGGCCTCGGCGACCAGGGCCATGGCTTCAGCGCGTGAGATCGTGTCGGTTCCGTCTGGCAGCCGATAGGTCGGCCCGGACTGCTGCACCTGGATGCTCACCTCAGGAATCACCACCTGCCCGCCCATGCCGCCGCCGCTGGGCTCCATGCTGGCCCGGCCCGGTGCGAGGCCGGGGGATTGCCAGGCTGCTACCAGCGCGTCACCCCGCAGGCCCTGCCGCCAGCCGTCAGCGGCTGCGCCCATGCCGCCTTCGGGGATCACATATTCACGCGGGTTGCGGCCCTCGCCGATCACGCCCAGGGTGGGCTTGTCGATGAAGCCGCCACGGGCGAAGCTGGGAAGCTGCTGTTGCTCGAACAGCGGGATTACTGGGAGCTTCAAATTTCCGGGCAGATTGTTTGCACCTTGCGCTACGCGATTCCACAGCCTTAGGAGATCGTTTAGCCTTGAGGTGGCCGCGTCTATCATATAACTCCAAGTACGACCCATGCCGTTTACAACATTATTCCAAACAGACTGCAGGAGTGCCGGAATAGCCTTAAAGGTATTGACAACTGATGAAACAAGATCATCAAAGCGGCGCCGTACTTTTTCGATAAATGTAAACGGATCGGCCGTAAACTGCTCCCAGTAAGACGCCCACTGCTTGAGCCAATTTTTGTCAATAAACTCAAGGATTCCGCTAAAGAATTTGGTAATGCCTGCAAGCCATCCCTTGGCGGCATCGGTTACAGGCTTGGCCAGGACCTTATTCCACAGCTCAACCCAGGGCTTAATTTGTGTATCATAAATAAAACCAAATACTGTCTTCCAGAATCCCACAACCTGCTCATAAGCCCAGCCGAAGAACTCCATAATTGGTTCCCGGAAAAATATCATCCCCGCAACCACCGCCGCCACGCCCAGCGCGATCCAGCCGACGGGGCCGGAGAAGATTCCCACCATGGCGGGGAGGAAGGTGCCGGTCATCCATGCCAGGAGGCCGCCCATGGCGGTTGTGAAGGTGGCGACGAAGGGGCCGATTACGCCGGCCCATCCTGCGATTGTGGCGGCGATCTTGAGGCCGGCGAAAGCGGTGCCGAGGAGCTTTGCGCTTCCGATCAGAACGGCCAACGAAGCAACGGCGCCAGCCGCACCCACGCCAACTGCTACCAGCCCAATCCCGACCGACTGCACAGGCTCAGGCAGTGCACCGAAGCTGTTCACCAGACCCGCCAAGCCTTCAATCAACGGCGTCAGCAAGGGCAGCAGGTTATCACCTACTTCTGATGACAAATCTCCGATTGCCTTATTAAATTTTTGCAACGGCGTCGCATCAACAAGGCTTACCTTTTCCAGCTCTTTCATCGCTTTAACCAGGATGTCAGGCGTGATCAGCCCCTCTGATGCCATGCGCTTGAGGTCGCCTTGTGTGACCTTTACCCGCGCCAAGACGTTGGCGATGATGTTTTCATTGGCCTTTTTGTTTGCTTCAATCTGCTCATTTAGACTTGCTTGGATGTCCTGCTTCTGCCGCTCCAGTGCACCACGGCGGGATTCCTCCTCACGGCGCTGGCCCTCCTGCAGCGCCTCCTCCTCCTGCTGGCGGCGATCCCTGAGAGCGCGTTGCTGGACCTTGGCCTGTTTTTCGGCCGTCTCTTCTATGCCCTTCAGTTCAGCATCTTGCCGGTCCTGAATCTCTTTCAGGATCATCTCCCGCTCGTCTTCTAAGCGTCTTTCTACGCCTTTTTTCTGCTCATCATTAAGTGTTTCGTCTTTCGATAGTTGCTCCCTGACGTCTTGATATCTCCGCTCATAGGCCTTTCTTTCGGCGTCAAACCTTTCGTCAATCGCCTCTTTCTCGGCGTCTAGTCTTTCGTTTCTCGCCTTGCTGTCTGCGTCTGCCATATCATCATAGTTATCTCCCAGTGCTTTACGCATTGCGTCATATCGCTTAGCGATTTCCCTCAGCAGTGCATCAGTTTCGGACTCCGCTGCCAGCTCCCTTTCTTTGGCCTGTTCTTTCATGATTTCGGTCTGCCTTTTCTCCCCCGTCTTCACCTCGGCAATCATCTGATCAGCTCGATCCCTTGTAATCTGCACAAGGCCTTTATTGCGGGCGATATCGTTGAAAACCTTTAC